TCTCTTTGTTATCATAGTGAACAGTATTAATATACTATTCGCTATAATAATTATTTTAGGCGAATTTACTCACAACATTAGCTACGGAAGCTACGGTGTCTACAATTTTAGTTAAACTCACATCACCGGTTCCTGAATTAAGAATAGATTTCACTGGCTCTTTAGTGTTTACTTTAGCTTGTAAATCTGGAGTCATAGCGTTTGAAACAACCGCTAATCCTACAGGGTCTGATTTAGTATCAGTTTTACCCATAGCCGTTCTACCTATAATTTCAAAATGAACAATAGCTCGCCACCTAAAAAAATTTCCTCCTGAAGTACCACCTGGCACCATTATTCCCATAAAATGATTATGATATGGGTCGGTATTCCAGTTTGCATTTGCAACTGGATCTGCCAAATAGTCGTAATCAGTTGGATTAACCGAAGTATAAACAATTTCAAACCAACCTCCTTCATCTGCCACCTCTTCAACTGTTTTTGTGGTATATCCATTATATTGTGAGGCTTCTGTTTGAGTCATCTCACTAACTGTGAGATGATCTTCTTGGACATATCCAACATATATTCCAGATCTATTTATCAAAGATCCGTAATGTTGAACTCCCAAACCTGCCGAAACTACTCGATATTTTAATCCTTCAGCGCCTGCGCCTGAAATTAAACTAGCAGTAGAATACGGTGTATTCAAACTAACACCTGAAACGGTTGAGGCAGCACCAGTATCACAAGTGATAAAAGTATTACCATAAGAAGGAGCCGCAGAAGTTGTAAATAATATTGGACAAGATACATCTGTATCTGGATCATTATTATTAGCTAATCTCCATGGTGCAAATATTATTTGTGGAACTTGAGCAGCTGAACCAAATTCTCCCTCAGCATAAAAAAAATTTTTAAGAGATTTAATAGGGGGATAAGTGGGTATACAAGGTTTTTCTTTTTTATGTTTTAAACCTCGAGTTTTATACTCACATTCCTGAGTTTTTAAGTAAAAAGGACAAATTACGCATAATCCGTAATTTTCTGCGCAAGGACTCAATGAAAATTGACCCTTACTACCTAATCTTAACCCAGAATCTGGAGCCCCTTTCATGGTAGACACCATTGGTAAATTTGGTTTTTTCTTTTTAGGTACTACTACCTTCAAAGATTGGTTTTTGTTTTTATTTTTTCTGGTAGTTCTTGCTACCATAGCATTATACCTTCGTTCAACTTCTTGTTTAGGTTTACCTTTCATTGAAGGTTGTGAGGCATATTGTTCATATGACATTGTCGGTTGGCCATTTCCATAAGGATTATATCCTCCAGGGAAAAAAGTGTCCCAGAAAGATTTAAATCGTTGTTCTTCTGGTAAAGAAGAATTCACAAACTGGTACAGTTCATGATCTTCAGGGATTTCCAAAGACATTAGATGGTTAAACATTGCTTTAACCGGTCTAGTATCTACTGGACACCAGAGATCAACTCGATCCGTTATTTGATCTAACCAATCGGCAAATGCCAATTGTTGTGTTTCACCACTACCCAGTATATTTATGGGGCTAGGAAGTAAACATGTACTAGTACAAGTCCACTGTTCCCCTATATGCTTAAAACTTGGTTTAGTTAAAGTATACTGGTTAGTTGTTTGACCATTACCATAAGGATTAAAACTACCCTCTTTAAATTTCATGTGAAGCCATGTTGCTAATTCAGAAATAGATTTATCATCTATTTTTGAGAACAGGTCCCATTGATTTGTTTTTAGCTGGGTAGCTAAGCCTAAAAAAAAATTTTTAACCAAAGTTTCATCAACTACGATGAATTCATCATCCAATCGTTGATAGTGGTTATATCTTTTTTGATAAGCCTGAGACTGATAATAATATATATCATCAAAGTCTTCATTAAATATTTCTGTTTCTGTGGAAACAGGAGGAGTAATAGGTTTACGAGATATAACAGCTGGAGTATGTGTTTCCACAATCTTGCTCCTCACTGGAATATGACGAACTTCAGGAGTTGGTGGAGATTCCACAACTCTGAGGTACTTAGTACCAGGGGGTTTTTCCCAATCAATACTATATATATCTAAAGAATCCTCAGTATCCCATCTAACTTCGTTAGATCGAGGTTGCACTGAGGCAATATCCTTAGAATATTTTTTTGTGTTAATTACACTATATATATGTGCAAAACACTTTTGATCGGCATCAGTTTTATTAAAACCTTGCCCTGTATACTCAACTCCTCCAAAAACCACAGTAGCCAAAAATGTTGGCATATGGTCAGGACCAATTTTTTTATAAATTGGTTGAGATAATTTTTGTCTGGTCTTGGAACAATATTCCAGGACTAAACCTTTATAATTTTTCACTTGAGATTTCATCTCTTCGCTTTTAAAACCCACCCTATCCCGTCCTTGTGGGGTGTAAAAAAAAAAATCATCTTGTAAAGATGCAAAAACACCCAGATCCCAGTTTCGTATAGTTGCTTTTTCTAAATCATTTTGTTGAAATGACTCAAAACCGTGCATTATACATTGGCCGGAATAATCTAAGGACACTACGCTAGCGACGAAAAATTTTAATCTTTGAGGAAGTGTAATAAAATCATGCATTTTAGTAATTTCCCTTGCATATTCTACTAAGTATTCATTCAATAGAATAGCTTCACCATCCTCAATATCTACCAGCATGGATAATGCGGCATCGAGTATAGAGACATATTGTATTATATCTCTATTTTTCTCTAAGATTTGAGTTAAAGATGTTGCTATTTTAGAATATCTTGGGGCACCACCCCAACGGCCGACTCGTGTTTTCACAAAAGAACCTCCTAGAAATTCCATACCTTGTGGGGTATCAAATTGTCCTTTGAAGGCTTTTTCTTTTATTACTAAACCAAATCTGGCATAATATTCCCTATATTTTTGGATAAAATAGTCTGCTTGTTCTTCATCGGACATATCTTCCGGACACCAATCATCAAGGATTAGTGTTCCAAAATCATCATCTCCATATAAAGATTCAACTGTATTATCAATAATATAATCAAATGAAGGAAAAGAACCATGTTTTTCATAGTATAAGCTAATGAACACGTACATTTCTAACATAATGTGACCAATTGTATTATCGGAAGTAGTTTTACCACTCCCTGATACATTACCACAATGTCTTTGGATAACATCTCCATTGAACAAACAACAATATGGATCACAGATATTTTCTGCAATATAATCATGATATTGTTCTTCTAGAGGTGTCATTCTACCATACAAACGCTTTCGCAATTTATATATTTCTGGCATTATTGGTAATAATCGGTCCCACCCTGAAACATCTGAAGTTTTAAAAAATAATCTCTTATTTCTAAATCTCAAATTGTTCACATGAGCACTAACTAAACGGTGAAATCCACCATACTGACGAGTGAAGCCATATCGAGACCAACAATGTTGAAAATTTTCAGCATTATTTAACATAGCTTCGTCCATTTTATCATACATTAATTTCTGTTTCATTACGAACGCAGAATCTCCACAAAAAAAAGTTCTCATTTTTTCATCTTGAGTAACTTCATCCAATGGTAAAAACTCAACTTTACCAGATACTTGAAATAATGGAATATATAACTCTTTGACCATTTGTTGACCTATGGGGGAGTTAAAAAACTCTCCTTTATTTTTAAAAGGTTGGCCAGTTTCAGGGTTAATTATTCTATTTCCAGGTACTCCGTTTGAAGCATGAGGATTATAGTCTACCTTGGTTGATGAACCACAATCTCCACAGATTGGTTTTAACATTTGATATGTATACTCCTGGGCTAATGCCCAAGCCGAATCTTTTGGTTTGACTGGTAGTTTATCACATTTTTTGAGGGATTTAATATATCTAGGAACATCATTTATAGCGGATGTATGTTGAGCCATTCTCTCTACATCTAATGCTTTTTCCCATCTTTCCTTAATTTTAAGATGTATAGGATCTGTCCTATTTATAGGACTAGATGGTGGTGCATTTCGACATACATTAAACGTTCCAACATATTGCATGTTATCGAAAGGATATTGAGGCCCAGCTTTTGATATAAAAGACTGCAGGACAATATCATGAAATAACGGTATATTATCGGGCCTACCGAAGCCCTCTACTGAAAATCCACGCTACACTCTTGCCAATCAATCACTTGATATATATTATCACTTCCATTTGTTCCAGTATGTATTCCTTCAAGGTGACCTTCACTATCCAGTATGGGAGCTCCACAGCTTCCATATTCTGAATTATAGATTCCTTGTTTTAACATACCATTACAATCTTGTTTTAATACATCTGTAACTGGACTAGCAGTACAACATGGATGTTTAGAAGTATGAGATATCAATACTCTTTGTCCATCTTTCACTACACATTGTGTAAAACCTCTGATTCCTTGAATTCCTTTTGGTAAAGGAAAACAAACTAAATCAGCAGCTACTTGCCTAACTTTAATTTCTGATTTTTTATGAATTGATAATCGGCCACCATGTACTTTTAATGTAAACATATCTTGTAATGAGTTCCAAATATGTAAATTCGTAACTAATTTTAATTTTCCATTAACATTTATACAAGTAACATGACCTTTATAGTCAGGAGAAAAAGACATAGTAGAATCATCTGAAATGCCATTATAGATCATTCCAATTTTATCACAAGGTGATGTTGGAATTGTTAAACACCCATTTATATAAACTTCATTAGTATAACCTTCTAATATTGAAGCCGCTCGTTCAAAAGCATCTCTTTGAATAGCCTTATCTACTGATTCGACTTTTTCGTCTTGTGCTTTTTGAATTAAAGTTCCAATTGTTGCAGGTCTACCAAATATCCGTTCTTTCATCGCTTCTACTTGAACTTCAGAAACTTGACGTTTCTTACCTTTCATTTTATGTATAATTATATTGGTAGGCAATGTTGGATGGGTTCTAATAAGATCTTCTAATACTTGATCCAAAGGTTTTTTCATTATCTTTGGAGGTATCACAATCACATCTGTTCCTTCTAAATCTATTTTCTTTTGTTGTGTAGGAGGTAAGTCAATTTGTTTTAATATATCATTCGCTCGTGAGTCTAATTTTTTAAAAATATATACTTCACATGGCTTATCTTTCGATAAATCCAATATAGACACATGGCGTTGAGTTACTTTCACTTTCTTTCTTTCTTCCGTTTTAGATTTAATTTCATCACTAGCTTCGTACACGATAGGAGTAGTTATAGTCGATGGTTCTTTATACATCGATATTACTCTAAGACGCTCTGGATTATTATCTTTTACTCTATGAAATTTAAAATGTAAATGTTTAGGTAAAGATTTATTTAGCCGTTGGGCTAACATTTGATCCAATAATGCTTCAGGTAAGGTTAAACCTACTTTCAAAGATGGAATATTTAATTCATCTTCAGCAAGAACGATTTGACTAACTACTCGCACTTTTCTCAATAAGAGATCAGCACGATCGTCAATATCTTTCTTACTATTAATTGTAATTAAATTAGAACTTTCATTTATATATTCAACATCATCTACTTCATCCCACCAATTATTTGGGTCTGCAGAATGCTCTTCAGCAAACTTCTTTGCTGCAGCAAATCGTTCATCATTCCATGAACTTGTATCACGTTCTGCATGACGAGTTCCTGGGTCTACATAATCATCTTCACTTAATTCAGATTCATCTATATCCCTTTCATCATCATATTCCATATTACCTCCCTTAATATAGTATCTAGTTCCTCTCTCATTATCAACTTCCCTAACAATATCTTCCCATTCATCAAATATAATATCTAATTCTATGTCATTGTCAGCTTCCCATTGTAAATAATCCTGAAACTGTTCTCTATTTTCCCATCCCGCCTTCTTAAATATATGATTCATATAAGTATCAGTAAAACCAGAGCGTATCATATCGGCTATATCCTTTGAAGAATATACTTTATCATATGCTGCTGGTTTCTTTTTCTTTGATTTCTTAAAAGCAGTAGGTTTGGGTGTAAATTGGTTTTTATGGCCCCGTAAGGTGTTTTTAGTTTTTCCTTTTCCTTCAGCAATTATATTTGTGAAACAATCATCTCGAGAAACAAACTCACGTTCATCCTTAGAATAATGTAAACACAATATATAAAATGCTATCTCAGATGTTAAACGATATGAACAGTGTTCATTTAGTTTAGTTAAACTTCGTACTATAGTTATGGCAGGATCGTATCTACGTTCCAAATACCAAAATGCTCGTACTTGTTTATCTAAATCACTAAATCTGTTTAATTCTCTAACTCCTGATGGTGTACGATCTGATACTAATTGTCGAGCTAATTGTTCATTAGTTTCTACAAAGGCTTGTAGCTGACAACCACTATCAAATCTAGTGTGGTATAATATTATTAATAAAAAAACTAAGGTGCCTATATTTATATAAAATATAGCGCACTCTTCTCCAATTGTATTTTCATTACAATATCCAAAAGAACGAAGTTTGTCTAAAATTTGTGATCCACATACCTGCGTTCTATAGTCGATTTTCTTTAATATATAGAACGGACGTAAAATTTGTAATAATTTTACATCTATACCTTCTCCAGTTGGATCAGGAACATGACTTTCAAAAAAATCATAGTCATATAATAAAACTCCACTCAATTTATTTTTATCAAATCGATGTTTTGTACCATTAATGACATATTCTCCTCTCATTGTTATATTGTATACAATATTCAAAAAATAATAATATTGTGATACCATAAGTCGTTCTTCTTGACTAAGAGAAAATAGGCCGATTGATTTAATTGCTGAATCCATTAGTGTTGGTCGATAAGATAATCTAAAAAAGATTATTCCTTCATCTGTTAAGTTGTCCCAAGTTGACCGTCTAGCATCAACTATCTTAAAAGGAACTTGTATTCCTTTTTCTGATATTCGTGCCATAGGTCGACATTCTGAGGTTTTAGCAAAATCTTCATATGTTTCATTGTAACTTCCAGCATATGTTTTATGTTCAACATACATTTCAGTCACACGAAAAGGTACAGCTCGTAAAATATAAGTTGTTGTTAATATAATAACAGTAAATGCTATTACAATATAAAACAACCTAACAAATTGTCGAGTGTGTTTATTTTGGTATGGGGATGTAAAATCTTTAAAGACAATAACCAATGATACTACACTAACTATTAATATAGCGTATAGTATATTGTTATGATCGACGCAAAAAGTACTATAACAAATGTAAACTAATGCACTAATTATAATAGTATATATTATCCAATTAGTATTGGGTAATTCTACTGTTAAATCATGCACTCGTCGTTTACGAACTTGTTTAACTTTCTCGACTACTTCAACAAAAGTTTCCTTTT